ATGTAATTGTGGAATTTTAAGCGATTCTATATCAAGCTCTATATCGTTTATTTTTAAATCAACATCAGCTAAATTTTCTAATTCTTCAAGTGTCATAATATTTCACCTTTATATAATTATAACATAATATAATTATTTAGTCAACAACCTATGATGTTGTTTCCACAGTTGTGCTTGATCCAACATTAGCAAATTCATATATTGTATATGCAAAAGATACAGTAGCTGTTAAATAATTAATGTCTGTTTCTTGTTGATTATATTCCAAACCTGACAATGAAATAGGATAGATATCTTTAAATCTAACTTCTAACGTTGGGTTATTTTTACTTGACAATACAAATAATGTTGCATCCGAATATGTAGCACCATCATCTTGTACTGCTTTTCTAACCTTACCCAATTCTGTACTCAACCCCACATTAGCACTAGTTGGATATCTATCACTTCCTGCGTCTTGTAAATTTCTAAATTGAGACCAGTCTTTTGGAAATCCAAGACCTGTTAACCACCCATGCATTTCTCTATAATTTTCTAAATTTTCATCTACCAAAAAATTGATATTTAAATTAGCATATTCTAATTTATCTCCAGGCATTGGTATATCTTTTAAAGGTGTAGTTTGAGTTGCTGTACCTAACGTTATGCTAGGAATATTAACAGCAGTAGCAAAATATTCTACTTTAGGTAATTTGACAATAGTAAATCTAAATTGTGTAGGACTTGCATAGTCAAATTTAGTAGGTTGTCTATCGAATATTCTAGTAGTAGTCATAGCACTATTTATATGAAATATAAGACCAAAAAAAAGGGCGACTTTTACATCGCCCTTAATTCTGTTATATAAACACTTAATTACATAATGTTAGCAACTTGGACTCGTCTGTAATACCTGTTACTGTTTGCAGCCGTTAAGCCATCAGCAGTAATAGCACCAGTACCCGTTACATCACTTCCAGCAAAAGGATTAGCAACTAAACCATATCGTGTTTTGAAGCCAATTTTTGGTTGGAAGCTGTCTTGTCCAACAGCTCTTACCATTTGTAATGGTACATATGGACAGTAAAAAATACCTGCATCATATGGTGAGCTTCCTTTAAATCCAACAACATAAAATTGTTTAGTTGGAGAAGCATTACCACCAAGATTTGCTGAGTATGGATCAATGTAAACTTTAAATTTACCATTTAACACACCAACAAAGGTATTTCCTGTGTCATCAACATTCAAACTATTACTTAAAGATGATTGATAATCTAACACTCCAGCCATTTGCAAAGCAGAAGCTACGTCGGAAGAGCAGATAATTACATTACCTTTTCCTCTACGTGTTCTCTGAGCAATGGTGTTAGCATCACGTTCTAACGCAAACATCAAACCTTTAAATCGTTCAACTGACCATCTACCATTTGAGTCAGTATCTAAATCGAAGATACCAGCATTTGTGGTATTAATAGCAGCATCTGAATTATCATTATCAGCTTGTCCGAACTCAGCACCAATATAAATTGATCTTACGACCTCTCTATTGATTTCTGCAAGAATTTCAGCAGACAGAATATTTGACAATTCTGTTTCTGCATCTAAACCATGGATTGCTTTCAAGTCTTGAGCAAGTTCCATAGTATATTCTGCTTTTAGAGCTCTTGATTTAGCAGTCACCGTTGATTTCTCAATTGAGAATGCCATCTCCGCAAAAGCATTACCACTAGCATCACCTAATGCTTCAGCTTTCGCTGTAGTCATTGCTGTACCAGTTGTATATGTTCCTGGAGAACCGTCATTTAATATAGCAGGGTTAGTACCAGCCTGAGCTGTTGCACTAAAACCACCTGTCGCACTACCAGCAGCATTTCTACCAGTAAAATCAGAATCCGCTTCATTAAACAATGCTTCAGTTCCACCTTGAGTTGCATATCTACTTCTCATAGCAAATATTAAACCAGTTGGACCCGACATAGGTTGAACGCCACATACGTCATAGGCGATCAAATTAGGCATAGCACGTCTAACTAACGAGATAAGTATAGGATTCCAATTTGTAACACCAGAACCAGTAGCATTAGCAGGTGCAGCTTCACTTAAAAAAGCTTCATCTTCTCTTAATGCCTTCTCTTGGTTTTCTAGTATCACGGAAGTAACAGCTCTTTTATAATTATCCTTAACCTCTGGAAGGTCTGGATGATCTAAAACAGGTTGCCACTTCGTTTGTATATGTTCAGATAAAAACATTTTCTATCTCTCCTTATTATTGTTAGTTAACTAACAAGAAACGTTTACCACGTTTTCTTGTTTTTTAAATTACTAATAGCAGCGGTATATGCAGCCATAGACCCCTCTAAATTAGGGATCGAATTATCTTCCGCTACGGTACTAGTTTCATCATTTGCTTTTGTTTTAGGAAAATAAGAATCTTTAATAGTTTCTACTTTCTTTCTAAAATCATCCGCACCATTATATTCAATAGTTTCTGCTAAACCTTTAAGTTTATCTTTTTCGGTATCAGCTAAATCAGAAGCTACATCTTGCAATATATCTTCTCTAGCAAATTCACCTACTTTAGAATTTAACTCTACAGTTTTATCAACTGATTCATCTAATTTTTTCTTTAACTCCTCAATTTCAGCAGCTTGATTCTCAATTACATTGTATTTTTCTGCAGGCATATCAATGTAGTGAGATTCAAATAAATTTTTAAGACCACTAATAAAGTCTTCTGATATTTCTGATCTTAAACCTTTTTCTATAGCCAATTCGTTATCTTTCATCCACTCCTCGACTACATAATTTAGATAAGCGTCCACTTTTTCAACAATTTCTTCCTTTGCTTTAGAAGTTCCTTCGCTTACTTTAGTTGCATATTCACTTTCTAATTTTTCAATTTCTTCTACTAATCTTGCTTTTACAGCAGATTCAAAAATTGTTGCAGCCTTTTGTTTGAACTCCTCAGATAAATCTGATTCATCACCAACAAGTGCCTTAACATCTTCTTTCATGTCAATATCTTTTACTTTTTCTTTAGCAGATTTCTTTTCATCATCATGTTGTGCTTTCAATTCCTTTTTCTTGTCATCACCTTCATCATCTTCCTTTACGTCTTTCTTTTCATCATCATGTTGTGCTTTCAATTCTTTTTTCTTCTCAGCATCTTTTTCGTCTTGAGCCTTCAATTCTTCTTTGTCTTTTTCATCTTGCTCTTTGACATCTTTTTTATCATCATCATGCTGAGCTTTTAATTCTTTTTTCTTTTCAGCATCTTTTTCGTCTTGAGCTTTCAATTCTTCTTTATCTTTTTCGTCTTGCTCTTTGACAGCTTCTTTGTCTTTTTTAGCGTCAATTGCTTTCTTCAAAGCAGGTGGTAATTCACCTTCTTTTTTAACTTCTTTTTCCTTATCAGCATTTGCTTTCAATTCTTTTTCCTTTTCATCCTGTTCTTTAACTTCTTTTTCCTTATCAGCATTTGCTTTCAATTCTTTTTTCTTGTCATCATCATGTTGAGCTATCAATTCTTTTTTCTTTTCATCATCATGTTGAGCTTTAATATCTTTCGCTTTGTCGTCCTTTTCTCCATTTCCTTGTTCAGGAATATATGAAGCTTTTAAAGTTTGCATACTATCAGCTTTACCTGCACGTTTTTGATGTGCGTCACCAGTAATATGGTTAACGCCTTGTGCAAAATCTATTTTAGGATCATTCGGTGATGTAACTGCTTTCTTAATTACATTTTGAATAGTCGTACTTAAAGATTGAGCGGGCATTGCTGGGGCAGCATTCTTTTTAGGCGCCATAGCGTCTGTTTTTCCATTTGCCATTGGTTTCTCCTCTATCCTTCTTATGTTAAAAAATAGTTAACTTTGTGTCAACTATATTTATAAAATTACAGTTTTGTAAGAAAACTCTCAAAAACACGAGCATTAATTTCTGCTCTTTGTTCTCTTTGTGCTCGTTCAACCTGTAATTTTAATTCGTCAATATCTTGTTCTTTCAATTTTCCATTGTCCCAAACCCACTCTTTACCTTCCATTATGCCTTCTACAAAAGCATCTGGAGCACTAGGGTCTGCAACTATATCAGCTGCTGTAGCAAGGTAATAATCATCTTTAACTAGATTAACATTACCTGTATTTTGTAGTGTTCCCATACCTCGGGAAGACACTCCAAGACTTGCACCTTCATCAATTAGTGATTTCACTATTTTTCCATAAGGGGTATCTAAAATTTTTGCTTCCCCTATAAAATTATTTCCATCTGGATAGAGAGATTTGATCATATGTGATACACGTTCCAAATTCACAGTAGGACCTTCAGGATGTCCTAACTCACCAAATGCACGATTTTTATTTATAAAATCTTTATTGTATCTGACTACTTCTCTTTGTAAAATATGTTGTGGATAGATTCTTCCGTTCTTATTTTTGACATCGGATTGCATAAAAATACCTTTGATGGAATAATTTTTTTTACCATCTTTAGATTGCTCTACGATATATTTTACGTTTCGGATTTCTTCGGTAATTAATTTCATTAGTATCTATCTCTTGTATTATTTATACAAAATATTATCTAAACTCAACAATTATTGTGTAATTATCTCCGTTTGCGAAATTTTTTGTTGAAAACAAAACATCTCCTGTAGGTGTCGTAGCATTGTTTGTAATCTCATTTCCATCAGTTCTTAAATCCCAATTACCATTTCCTGATAGAAAAGCTGCTGTCGCATTCGTAGCGCCATCCCAAATAATTTCTACTCCCGACCTAGAATTTGAAGTGTTTATTGACCAATAAAGTTTAGCAATAGTTCTATTACCATCTTCGGTCATAAAAGTTAATGCAGAAGCATCAACTTTTTTTACTAAAGTTTCTCCTGTACCATCTGAACTGTTTGTAAATTTTGCTGTAAATTTAACACCAGAAGTATCTGTTAAAGTTAAACTTGATACTGTATCAGCCATTTACTACCAACCTGACGGATCTTTTAATAATTCCAAATAAACAAATCCATCACATCCTGAACCAGGCGTTACAACTATGTCTGCATCTGTAGCGTTACCAGGTTGTGTTGCAATATTTCTAATTATATGTGAATTGAAAGACCCTGCTGTTCCACCAGCAAGATTTATCATATCAGTTGTACCTGATCCAGTAGAAGAAATATTAATTTCTTTGTCCGTAGACCAATCAATTCTTCTAACGTGTAACTTGTCAGCAGTAGCTTTTGCATTTCTTAACGCACTAGCATCCACAGTTACAGCAGAACCATGATTGTCTAAACTGATCCATACTTTTGTTTCAGCGGAATTATCTGTTAGAATTGTTTGTCTAGCAGCCATTTATTATCTCCTTAAAATTGTTAAAGTTTCTTTATCAAAATATTTCATAAGATTACCTATACTTACCTTAAATTTATTTGCAGCCTTTCTTACATTAAGCTCAAAGTCTGCTATTACATCAGCATCATTATCTGCATTACGAAAAATCATATCTACAGCACGTTTCATTTTAGGCGATAATTTATTATATTGCCTTGTGCGCTTATAGTCATTTGATTCAGTAATATTTTCTTCTTTAAATTTACTTATTGTTTTCATCACCTGATACCTCTTTAGTAGCAGTTTGTGTTGCATTATCTGTAGTATATAATGATTGTGCAACAGCAACTTTTCTGTCATCTAAAGTAGCACTAACTTTATCAGCAAGAGAATTTTTAATATCAGTCTTTGCTTGATCGCTATTGCCTTTGTCAAGTGAATTAACAAATTTTTTTGTATTTTCATTACTCATTGTTACTATTTATATCCTTTTCATCGCTATTCGGTTGTTCTTCTGGTTGTACATTTTCACCTTCCATTTGTTTATCAATCTCTTTAACCTCTTGCTCATTTTGCCTTAAAATTTTAGTTCTAATATATTCATTTGAATAATATTTACCAACGTAATTTTGCATTTCACCTGCAAGTAAAAGTCTTTCTTTTAACATTTCTGAATGTTTAAGTTCAGCAAAATAACCATCTTGTAAAAAATCGTAAGTAATATGTCCACCTATTTGATCCCAATCCTCAGGTGCAATAATACCTTTTAGAATTAATTGAGTCTTCAATAAATCATGGAATAATGTAGTGAATTTTTTTCTTAAACGGCCTACAAATTTAGTAAATTTAACTTCATCTCTACTAATTTCAGCTGCTCTTCCTAAATTAAAACCACTACCACTTTCTAATCTACTGATTGGAACGTTTAAAGAACGATATAGTTTTCTTTGGAAATATTCTATATCATTAATTTCTCCTAGATTTTGTCCTCCAGGTAATGTAGTAATTTCTGTACCCCTCCCACCTTCTCTACGAGGTAACCAAAAATCTTCCAACATTGACATATAGTTTCTATCATCTCTAATCTCACCAGTACTTGCATCATAGACAAGTTTATTTCTATATCTTGCCATGACATCTCTTAAATATTGTTCTGCTTTAATTTTAGGTAAATTTCCTACATCAATATAAAATATTCTTCTTTCAGGAGCTCTAACTATTCTGTAAATAACAACAGCATCCTCAATCATTCTTAATTGATTAACTGGTTTAATTGCTTTATGTAAATAGGATAATACTTGATTGTGTGTTTGGTCTACTAAACCTGAAGTGCAATAAGCTATTGCGTCTGTTGATATTTGTACACCACCTGTATTTGAAGCTGATGTTGGATGTATTCCCTTTTCATTAAACACATAATATTCTTGATACTTGTCTTGAAAAGCAGTTATACCTGGAAGGCCATCTATTCTATTTTTTCTAACCTCTCGTATTTTTCTAATTTTACGAGGATCAATATATCTTATTTCTGTTATACCTAGTCTGGGAGATTCTGCATCAATAATTTTATGGTAATATAGTCTACCATCAACATACCATCTACGAAAAATATCATGGCCTTTGGTATCAAAATTTAATAAATCTAATACTTCTATAAAAGATTCTCTTATCTTCTTTTTAATACCATCATTATAATTTATCTTACTTAAATCTAATTGTACAGATTGTTGATTTTCATTAGATACAAGTCCTTCACTAACTATATCCTCAATTGCTAAATCACATTCTGGATG